GAGCAAGATAAAGTTGACAGGTTGAATTATGTCGTTGCTACTCGTGCTGATTATGTAGACAAATCTAAACTATTTGCTTCTTTGCCGAATGAAGATGTTTACGAACCGAAATCTAACGATTTCGTCCCGTTGAACTTCACTCAAAGTAGAGCATATACTGACGATTTTGTAGCTGCGACAGCTTTTAAAGGCAACCACACACAGATTACACCCAAACCAATTCATAAGAGGAAATCGTCTAAAGCACAAAATATACTAGGTTATTTAAAACGTAAAAGTTCAGCCATTCAAAACTATTTGGAAGATCCTAAAACTAGTTTAATGACTGTAAAACCCAGTAAACCGAAAGAATCACCTTATAAGGAGTATCACAACGAGTCTACAACAGCGATTCATCAGGCAGCTGATGCTATCACCAATAGGTTTAATGCTTTACAAGACACGTTAGCTGAAACACCAGATGATGAGGATGATGGAGAGGACGAGATTATGACTGTTGAAGGAAATGTAGTCGAAACAAACCCAAGAGCGGATGGTGCTTTAGCTCAGCCAGCGCCACCGCCTAACCCAGAAGAGGAAACGTCTTGGCACGATATCGTCAGACCGTCTTTCTCCAAGGCTAGAGTGCTACGTGATAAGAAGACCCGGAAGGTCTACACTGCTTTAACTTATCACCTGAAGTGCAAGCATTTTATGCACTCAAGAGACCCGCATTTTATAAGAACTTTAGTACAAGATGCTAGGGCCTGGATGACTCGCCAGAAATTACCAACAGAGTCACATATCGAGTATGCAGTTTTAACATCAGCAGTGGCTGCAGCGTTCTTCATAGATCAGGAGGAACTGGATTTCAGAGCTCGAATGAAAAATAGAACAGAATGGCAAGCGATAGAGAAGATTAATAAAGCTATGACTGGCGATCTAGGTCATAGACTTTTCCCGGTGAAACCCATGCTGAAAGGCGTGAGACATGTGTTCCAATCACATGTTCGGTTTCCGCCGACGAATATCGCTTCGGTCTAATGGCACCTTTGATGCTACCTTGTTTATGCACAGAAGTTAAAGTACCGGCTTTGGTTAAAACGAATGAATACAAGGTTCAAGCTAGCATACAAGGGTGTTCCACAAATTATTATCTCAAATATCTTCATCTTAATTTGGGATTACCATTGGAGGATCAGTTTTATTGGAACAATTGTCAGTGCAATGAGTACGATGGGCTAAGGAGACGTCATTTACTTGGCGATATTCCCGGGTATATACCTGGGAACCCAGCAATTAAATTGTTGGAGAAACAGCTTGTACTTATGTCACATACATTTGAGCCATTTCGCAAGGTTGACCATAAAACTTTGTTGGCAAATACTAGATCCTGCATAAAAAGTCGTTATAAAAGTGCATACCTACAACTGCGAGCTAAGGTAGTAAATCTTTCCACTAAACAATCGCTTGTGAAAGCCTTTGTTAAATATGAAAAGATCCCCATTGGAAAATATGAGGCAGGGAAACCTCCACGTATGATTCAATTCAGAGATTTTACTTATTTGTATAGTTTAAAGAGAGAATTATTACCTTTCTCAATGTCCGTGAAAAATGGCGTCCATAAGTGGGATGGACAAGAGGTAAAAACCATTTTCACTAAAGTTTATGATAATTACGGGGTAGCTAACGCCTTGTATACATCGTGGACGAAATTCGTTGATCCAGTAGCGGTCTGTCTTGACCATTCAAAATTTGATGGACACTACTGTAGGGAATTATTGGAGTTAGAACATAAATTCTGGAAAAGCCTTAATAACTCGAGGATGCTAG